CGCTTTCTAGTAGCTGTGCAATCTCTTCTATTTCAGATGCTTCCTTGACTTCAATAGCAGTCAAGTTTTGTGCGTCTTTAATAGAAAGCAATCCAGCTTCCATACTTATAACAAGAGTTTTGCCTGGTGCTGTCTGGCATAGTGATGTCTTACCACCGCCAGATATTCCGTAAACCAGAAGTTTAGCGCCTTGCGAATCTACGAGATCGCTAGGACTTTTTATACGACTTATAATATCGTTCATGTTGTATCCTCCAAAAGATAAAATAATAGTATACATAACAATTTTTCGTCTGTATACTTTTAGTTCAAAATAAATTTATTACAAAAAGCAACTATGAGTGAAGTTAATAAAAATCAATGGAAAGTGAATTATTTATACAGGCTCAAAGAGTTATGCAATAAAGATCTTGAATCTTTATATGCTAACAAATTGGAACCAGAATACAAGGAGAGAGAAGTGAAACGTATATCTTTAAAAGAATATATCGCCTATATAGGCAACGCTGGAGCAGCAAAATTATTTGAATGCTCTGAAGCAACAGTATCGTCCTGGAGGTATGGGAGGCGTCAACCTTCTATAAAGCAGGCAAAGAAGATTATAAAAGCAGCAGACGGTAAGTTGGATTTTGAATCTATCTATGGATCACTTGAAACTACTTTTGAAGAATAACAGAAGTGTTCAATGTCAAAGCAACAGCAGAAGACTCTGCGTTGGATTTAGCGCTTGCCTATGCGGAATCAGGCTTTAGTGTAGTTCCCTTACTCCGCCATAATAAAGTTCCGCCTAGAGAACTTGGCAGTTGGGAGAGATTTAAAAGCGAACAACCAACGACAGAAGAGATAACAAGATGGTTTAAAGGACGCGATGATTTAGTCGTAGCCTTGGTAACTGGAAAGTTTCTTGTCATAGATGCAGATACCCCAGAGGCAGTAATATGGGCTGCCAATAACTTACCTGTTACCCCTTTAAAGGTAGCTACTGGTAAGGGTATGCACTATTACTATAATAACCCAGAAAATTTTACAACTTATGTCGCTAGAAGAGTCGTGGGCTATGACCCTGACAAGCTTATAGATATAAGGGGCGTCGGTGGTTTGATTATTGCACCCTACAATATTCATGCTACTGGCGTCATTTATGAACCGCAACTAATATTAGATTGGGAACTCCATGACACAGGAGATCTACCAGACTTTACGCGTGATGATTGGATAAAGGTAACAGGCGCAGATAAGATCAATGGCCAACCAATATCTACACCTCTATCACTAGGAGCCGCAGCAGAAGGTAGTCGTAACGATACTGCTGCTAGACTTGCAGGCTATCTAATTGCTAAAGGTTTGAACGTAGACTTTACTCAGTTCTTTTTACAGTCTTGGAATAAAGGAAACAAACCACCTTTAGATGACTCAGAGATAGCTACAACCGTTAGCTCTATTATGAGAACCCATGAGCGTAAGAACCAAGCTGCACCAAGCTACATGTCTAAGAATAAAGTTATTAAAGAACCAGCTAACTTATATTCTCCACCAGGAGTTTTAAAAGATATCTATGAGTATTCAGAAAAGATAGCGCAGATATCTCAACCAGCACTTAGCTTACAATCCGCTTTAGGACTTGGCTCAGTAGTTGCTGGTCGTATGTATAAGTCAGATATGAATAACTTTTCGTCTTTGTATTTCATGTGTATTGCTAAGTCGGGTCAAGGTAAAGAGAATACTAAAACGGTTGTTGAATCTATTTTAGATGCTTCAGGACATATAGATCTTATGGCTGGAGATGGTTATACATCAAGTGGGGCTGTCTATAGTTTACTTCGTCATAAACCAACTCATATTACTGTAATGGACGAGTTTGGCAAAAGATTAGAGAGTATAGCTAAGTCATCTAACTCTAATAAAGAAGACGCTCTGCAAGCTCTCATGGAAGCCTGGGGCCGTTGTCACGGTACTATCAGACCAGATAACTATTCGCTTATGAATATGTCGAACAAACAACAGCAAGAAGCAATGGATAGATCAACTATTAAACCAGCAATAACACTTATGGGTATGAGTGTTCCAAAGAATTTTTACGGTGCTTTATCTACAGGCAGAATTGTAGACGGGTTTTTAAATAGGTTTTTAGTTGTTGAGTCTAAGCTTCCAAGAGTTGTAGGTAGAATGGTTCCGTTTATTGAGCCACCTCACCATGTATGTGAATGGGTTAGAAAGATGCGTGAGACTAATAATGAGATGGAAGAGCTTGCTAAGAACAACTCAGACATGGACTTTAAACAACGCGTACTTACTTTTGATAATGAAAGTAAAGAGTTACTAACCAAGCTTGCTTACAAGCTAATAGAAGAACAAGACCTGTTAGAGAAAGATGGCCTAGAAGTATTGCTGTCAAGAACCAGAGAGAAGTCTATGAGATTAGCTTTGATTTGTGCTTTAGCTGACGATCCTAAAACCAATATTATTAGAGGTGATATAACTCAGTGGGCTATTGATTATGTTTATTACTACGATCAATTACTTATACAGAATTGTGAAGATAAAGTTGCTGGCTCTGAGATAGAAAGCAGAATTAAACAGGTACTTAGCTTTATTAGGTCTCAAGGTGAGATAGGTATTAGTAAGCGTGATATAGATAGGCGTGAGATATTTAGAAGTATGAAGTCATACGAAGTTAAAGAGATTATAGAAAGACTTAAGAACTCTGGAGAAATCCAAGAGAAGGATGTTAAGACTAAGACAACGGGTAGACCAACGAAACGTATTGTAGCGATTGATCCTGAGTTCTTTGAGGACTAGGCTAGTCTGCCTAGGCTTTCGGCAATACCTTCGTTAGCTGGATTTCCACCCAGTAAGCTTCTGCTTATAGGTGCTTGATTTTGAGCGCCTAAGTTTACAGGAAGCATCTCTGGTAGATCTGGTATAGCAGTTTTAAGAGGTTTTGCTATCTGCTCTACTTGTCCTTTTAGTTCTTCTGCAGCAGCTTGATTGTCTGGTGACTCTATTTGTTTTCTAAGTTCTTGCGTAATTCCAGATTCTATTTGTCCTGATCCTTCTTGAATACTTTGAGCAAACGTAAGTCTTGCTGCTTTCTCAAAAGCATCTATAACAATCATTGTTGAGCTTGTGTCTGTATTTGCTAAAAGTTTAACAATACTAGGGCGAGACATAACATTTGCAAATACTTTTAATCCTAAAATAGTTGGCATAAGAGAAATATTGAGGGCTTGTGCGCCGATAGCTCCAGCAACAATACCACCAGCTGTTAATCCTTGAGCAGCTCCAACTTGTAAATCAAGAGACTGTTGTAGTCCTTTAAGTGCAAATAACTGTTCTTTCCCAAACATAGCTTCAAGGGTGTCGTCTCCATAAGACTCAAGAGCTGATCTAAGGTTGTTAGGTTTAAATATATCTGAAAGTTTGGCGCTTGATTTTAATTTTCCAACACTTACTGCGTCTGACAATAATTGACCCATAGCATTTTCTTGTACTAAAGGAAAAAGATCTATTGTTTCTTCAAGTCCAGTTATTTTATTTATTTTTTTATAGGGCTTTAAGCTATGCTTTAAATATTTAATGTCTGCAGCAGCTCCTGGCCTAAAAACAGAAGCTACAATTTTTTCTGGAGTTTCGTTTGTTGCATTTTTCATAAATGCTTTTCTGGTTAATACATCAAGTTCGTTTAATGTTTTTGATTTTTCTTTAAGTGTTTTAAGAATAATGTTTGCAGTATTTAATTCTGGAATAAAACCTGGCCCTTCTATTTCAGCAATCTTTGGTATCATTGTAGAGCTTTTCCATTCTGGACTGGCTGGAACTAATCTTTTTCCCATTAAGGTTGTAACAGGACTTTTTGCCATAAGGTAGTCTTGAGGATTTTGATCTAAATTATTTAAAAAACTACTCATTTCTTTTTTTGTTATTTTTGGCTTAAGAGCATTTATCTCACTAAGCAATCTAACGTTTTGGTCATATTTTGCGCCAAAAAGCTCTCTTAAAGTAGAATTTCCTCCCTTACTGTCATATTTCATTATGTTTTTGCTAAGAGCCACAGGATTTATTAGTTTTGTAACTGGGTCTGTGCTATCTGCAATGGCATTTTTAAATAATAAAGATGTTAACTGACCTCTGTACATTTCTTTTTTAGATGGGTCTACAGCATTTAATATTTCTTTTATTGCATTTCCATTTGAAGGGCCATCAATAAAGCCAAATACTTCCTCTGGGTCTAGCTTACCACTACCTCCATTGGTTTTATTTACCTTATTAATTAGATCCTTATAAAGAGTTCCTTGAAATCTATCTATGTTTGTAGCAAAGTCTTTATCAGCT